TTAGAATTGCCAATATCAGCAGAACCATTTACAGCAAGATTCGATAACCTTTTGACAGGTTGGTCTGCCACCATTAGTATGGAAGTAAATAATCCTAACAATCTTTGTATTGTTCCTGTAACCCCTAATTCATAATGGAATTTAAAAACACTATACAATCATTACAAAAACTAGGTGGAAGCGTAGTTAAAGAAGGGCGTGGTATTCTTAAAAAGAAGAAAAAGACAACAAGACAAAACACCCTATATAATCAATTTGATTATTTAGTTACAAGCAGTAAAGATAGCGTAACCTTAGAATTTGAATTTGGTAGAGCAGAAGACTATTGGCAATTTGTAGATGAAGGTGTAAGAGGTGCAGGTGGTTTTAAAGGTAGTGGTAAAATGAGAGGACAAGGCAGTCCTTTTAAATACTCTACGAAAATGCCACCAAGACAACCTTTGATTAATTGGATCAAAAATAAATCATTAAAGGGTAGAAGTAAAAAGGGGCGATTTATTACAAATGAAAGCTTTGGTTTTCTTATACAAAGAGCAATATATCAAAGAGGGTTAGAAAGAACACAATTCTTTACAAGACCATTTACAACACAATTAAAAAAACAAGAAAAGAAAATACTACAAGCATTTGCTGATGATTTAGAGGTGCAATTAAAACAAACATTTAAAGATTAAGATATGGCATTAACATTTACACAACACCCAATTGAGGCGGCAATTCAAACGCCTGTTATAACTAATTGGACGCCAATAGTTCCTTATATGGTAAACAAGTCTTCAATATCTGGATTGTTTTATTATAAGTTTATAATGGAAATAAGGGAAACAGATGTTAGTGGAGAATTACTAGCAAAAATAAAGCAAAGAAAAAGTGCGGCTGTAAGTGGTGTCACCAATGTTAAATGTCTTTTTGATGTTAGAGATATAATAAACACAAACCTAGAAACACAAATAGGTGCAAGTGGATATGCGTCAAGCAGTATTCACATAATAGGTGAAGCAAATACAAGTTATATCTTTAGCCAAAACTCAAGCCAAATAAAAAAAATATATGTTAGAGTTTATGAAGAATATTCTTCGTCAGCAAGTCAACCGCCAATAGAACAAACAGGTGGCGCTATAAATGGCACACTTTTTTATATAGAAGCATCACTTCCTTTAGGAACAGCAAGGGGAACAACATATTTTCAAGGAACTGCATTTGAGCAATATAGAATGGTAAATACTATTAGCAAGGTATTAAGTGATGTGGAAAAGTCATACCAAAAGCCGAATTTTATAAATTCACCCACAACACTTGTTTACAGAAACTATGTAAGAGCTAAAGACTTCCACACAATCGCATTTATTAATGGCGAAACTGATTTTGAAAGTGTTGCTAAATATTGGAAGGTAGAGTATTTTAGTAAGCCTGGAACATCAATAGCTTCTTATGAGTTTATAAATCAAAATTCAACAGGGGGTGCTAACCCACTGACAGCTAGTGGTGAAATTAGTTCAGACAGCGAAAGACTAATTTATTTTGGTTCTGGTCCTGCTAACTTAGAAGCCTATAATGACGGTGGAAGCAATGCTCATAGACCTTCAAACAACGCTGGGTGGGCGTATTATAGTGTTCACGCTTCTGAAACTTCTGGTGGTTCTGCAAAATCTGACACTTATTATTTTATAAAAGATGATGACAACTGCAAAGGGTTTGATATTAGAAGACTAGCGTGGCGTAATAGCAAGGGGTGTTATGATTACTTTAATTTTAAAATGAAATCAACACAAACAATTGATATAAAAAGAAACACCTATGAAACTATGATAGGGGACTATGGAAGGGTTTTGTTTGAATATAGCACCTTTAAAAACGGCATTGAAGTAAGAGAAACATCAGCAAGAGTAACAGAAACTATAAACACAGATTTTTTAAATGAAGCAGAAGCCAATCTATTAGAAAGCTTATTAGTTTCAACATTAGTTAATGTTGTGCAAGACGACGCGGCTACAACCTATACTGTTCCTGTAACAATAAAGGATAGTAAGTTTATTAGAAAAACAATAGCAAATAATAAGCTGATTCAATACACTATAACAATAGAATATAGTCAACCACTAAACACCAACTCATAATGAACGTCAGACTTGTTGCATATAGGATTCCAACTTCATCAGATACAGTAGAAGATGCTTATAATTTAGATCTAGAAAAAGCACCTAATGTTTCTTTGAACTTTAGGTTTTCAGATGTTAAAAAACCAGAAACAAGAAAAGCAAGTTATTCTCAAACATTTAAACTTCCTTTTACTGACAAGAACAACGACTTTTTTCAAAATTGGTTTAATGTAAATTTAGACACATTAGTTTTTAATACTAAAACAAAATTCAATGCAACCTTATATGTTGGAACTGTTCCTCAATTTGAGGGATATATCCAATTAAAAGCGGTATATCAAAAAGCGAAAAGATACGAGGTTGTCTTAATGTCTAATACAAGCGATTTGTTTACTGCTATTGGCGAGAAGAAATTGCGTGATGTTTACCTAGAAGACAATGGAAGTTATAGCGATGAACTAAACCACCTATATACAGAAGCAAATATAAAAGCATCTTGGGACGGTAGTTCTTCGAGCTTTCAAAACACAAGTGGTGTTTCATTGCGAGATTCTAGTGCTGGTGTTCAAAAAATTGTTTATCCACTTACAGCAACAAAACCAAACTTTTACTTTAGTGACGGAAGCAATAGGTTTTTAGATATGTCACAAACAGACATAGACAATATTAATGCTTCGTTTGATTTCGGACAAGGCATTTATGAGATTTGGAATTTAACTGTCAATATAGACCAGCTTAGACCAGCTATACAACTAAAAGAGCTTATTAATAAAATAATGGCAAGAGCTGGTTTTTCATATACATCTAACTTTATAGACGGCTCATATTTTGGCAAACTATATATGACACTTGGAAACAAACTAGGAACAAGTGTTTTGCCTGTGCCTAGTCCAACTTTACCAGCAGAAGGTGGGTATTTGATAGCAAGAACAGAAAATTCTCCCACACCAGGCTTCACGACAGGGTGGTCTAGTAATCCTTTGGGTGACGAAATGCAATATCCATTTAGTTCAAACAACTCGTATAATTGCACAAATGCGGCAAACGCAATTCAACCAGATCCAATTGACTTTCAAGCAGAAGATGATGTTGATGATGCTAATGATGTTTGGAATGGGTTTGGAATACTAAGGGAAAGTTATAGTATGGACTCGGTTCTTCTTCGTGGTGAGGCTGACAGAACTAATGTTATGCCTGTTTGTGGTTCTAGCGTAATTAATATTGACATTACAAGGTATAATGTGGACACAGGTGAGGACTTGGGTTCGGGTGGTTCTTTTGAGGTCACACCAGGTGCTGGACAATGGAATACAACAGTTTCTTTAGAAGGAATACCACTAGGCGTTAGGGTTGGGTTTAAGCTTCAGCCACCAGCAATGAAGCAGCAAAGTTTTTTCGGAACATCTTCTCTTAATCTTTTTGACGGACAATTTATACAAACATATAACAATGGGAACATTCTAGGTTATTCTTTTATTACTTGTAATTGGGTGCCGTATAATCCTTCTCAATACAATCAAGAAGTTTTAATTCCTTCTTGCATAGATGATGAAATCACACAGAAAGCATTTTTAAAAGACATCATTCAAAGGTTTAATTTAGTGATTGTTCAAGACCCTAATGACCCTAGTAATATAATTATAGAACCATACAATGACTATTTTGACTTGGGAACAATAAAAGATTGGACGGAAAAAATAGATCTGTCAAAAGAAGTAATTGTAAAAGACACAACAAGCCTTCAAAAAAGAATTGTTAATTTCACCGACCTAGAAGACGTTGACCTTTTAAACAAAACCATTAAAGATTATTCACCTAAAGACAATGTTTATGGAAAATACTATTCAGAAAATGAAGGGGGTGGTAATGACTTTGCCACAGGTGAACTTAAAAATGAATCTATATTTTCACCATACATAAATCAAAAAATATTTACAAGTGGTGCAAATCAAGAAAGCACACACTTAGGAAATGTTGCAATACAATATGAGCTTACCTATAAGCAAAGTGATACAGGATATGACAACTCTTTAGAAGAAACAAACCCAAAATTATTTTATTATTGTGGAACACCAACAGACATAAGAGGATTTGACGGTTCTGCTAAAACAATTCATCTACATAGAATTGTTCCAACAACAGGTGTGACAACAGCACATAGTTTTACAACCTATCCTGTTTGCACAGCTTATGATATAACACCAGATGCTTCAACAGATACCTATACTCTTTCTACTTCAAATAAATCTTTGTTTTGGGGTAATAGCGTTCCAATGTGTGGTGAAGTAGAAATATTTAACTATCAACCTAGTTTGGGTTTTGACTTAGAGAAAAACTCGTTGTTCTTTTTATATTGGAAAAACTATTTAGATTCAATATACAGCACAGAAGCAAGAATAATGGAAGCACATCTAAACCTAGATGCGGCTGATATATTGGACTTTAAATTCAATGATGAAGTATTTATAAAAGACACGTGGTGGCGTATTCAAACAATAGAGAATTACCAAGTAGGTGCAAAGGCTTCAACAAAAGTCACGTTCCTTAAAAAGACTGATGATGCTGTTGCTTTACCTCAGAATTGTGACTATGTAAATTCTGGCAACTATTTCTTTTTCTTAACTTGGTGCCCTTCATCTGATGTTGGTTGCACACCACAATTAACAGCACCTTATGCTGGTTTATATGCACCAACAGCGTGTTGTGAAGCCGCTGGTGGGTTTTCTTGGACTGCGGCATCTTTATACGCGGATCAAGGTCTTTATCCTTGTATTGCAAATGCAAGTAGTTTACCTATGCAAATGAGGTCACTAGAATCGCCTTTAGCTTTGTTTAATAAGGGCAACCTTAAGACAATGCTAACAGGAAAATTAGGTGGATTAAATATACCACTAACAGCTGGTGGTGATAGGGGAAAGTCTAGTAAGCCTTTACTTCCTCAGTTTGGTGATGATATAGTGATTAAATACAAAAACAAATATGCTTCAACGCCAAGTGTTGTAGGTGAAAACCACAGAATGATATTAATTGGAAACACAACAGGAACAACAAGGGGTTATGCTTATCCTGAGAATGATAAATATGCAGACACAATATTTCTTCCAAATGATTCAAATGTGATGATTTCTGTGAAGGGTGTTACAACAATTGTGGGTGGAACAAATGCAACTTATGTGGTTGGAACAACAGAAAGCTTTAGCTACAATACAGTCTTTATTGTTAGTGGTGGTCTGACTACTCAAGTTGGAAATGCTGGTGGTGTTTTAGAGTGGTCAATAAAAGATACGTCTTTGTCAACTACATCAACTATGTATATTGATACAAACAGCACAAATGGGGGTTTGCGGTTTGGGTTAGATGATAGCCAAGCAGACACAGAAAAAGCGTGGACACTAACAGTTGATATAACAGTTCAAAGGCTCAACAATTTAAGCTCACCTTTCAACACCAATTGGGCGATTTGGCAAAAAGGTGGAAATATAAGATTAATGAATTTTAGCGATTTAATATGGAATTAAGAAAATACATAGAAGCAACATCAAAGATAATAATACCATCTATTGATCATTTACAGTTAGTAGAATATAAGGGAAGGGAATTAGACTTCGCTTATGGTATGGAAGAATATCACACAAGTTTTAGAAGAATGTTTAAACAAATAATAAGATTAATATGCCACTAGTAAAAACAGTAAAATATGTAGCAGATACTAAAGAAGCTGAAAAAGGTATTAAAAAGCTAACTGCGGAAGAAAAGAAGCGACTTGCTCAAATGAAGGAAACTGAAAAAGAGCAGAAAGACCTAATAGATAGTATGGGCGTTTTTGGTATGACTGTTGGTGGTTTAAAGCAAAACTTTAAAGGAATGAAAGTTGCCGCAGGGTTGGCTTTTAAGTCAATTAAAGCAGGATTAATAGCAACAGGGATTGGTGCTTTTGTAGTGGCTTTAGGTTCTGTAGCTGCTTATTTTACAACAACTAAAAAGGGTGCAGAACAATTAGAGGTGGCTTTAGCAACGGTTGGTTCAGCATTTAAAGTAATAACAGATAGATTTGCAAAATTTGGTGGTGCTATACTTAAGGTTTTTAAAGGTGATTTTAAAGGTGCAGGTGAAGATATAAAAGACACCTTTGTTGGAATAGGTGAAGAAATAAAGAATGACATACGGCTTACTAATGAGTTGGCAAAAGCATCAGTTAAATTAAGAGATTCAGAAAGAGATTTAAGAGTAGAAACCTCACAAAGAAGGGCAGAAATTGAACAATTAAAATTAGTGGCAGAAGATGTTACTAAAAGCGAAGCAGTAAGGTTAGCGGCAGCCCAGAAAGCATTTAAAATAGAAAATGATTTATTACAAAAAAGGATATTTAATGCTGAAGAAGCAGTTAGAATACAGAAAGAGCAGATGGCTATAAGTGAAAATATGCCTGAAGATTTAGATAAATTAGCAGAATTAGAAATAGCTTTAGCAGATATTGTTGGTGAAAGTACCACTAAACAAATAGAACTTAATAATAAAATAAATGCCATAAAGCAAGAGGCAATAAACAAAGAGAAAGAGTGGCGAGATGCGAATGTGGAAACTGCTGTAGTATTAGAAACAACAGGTCAAGAAAGAGTAAATGTAGAAGATGAAATAGGTAAACGAATGACTGCTGCTAGAAAGAAAAACCTAAAAGATCTAAATAAAGCAACTAAAGCAGCAGCAGCTTTAGACCTTAAAACAGAAGAACTAACAGGAAAGCAAAAATTAGATATAGTAGCTAATACTATGGGGCAAATAGCTTCTGTATTTGGTCAAGAAAGTAAAGCAGGTAAAGCATTAGCAATAGGACAAACTTTAATTAGTACATATACAGCAGCAGCAGCAGCATTAAAACCACCGCCTGAAGGTGCTGGACCAATTTGGGGTATTCCTGTGGCAGCAGGTGCAGTTTTATCAGGTCTAATGAATGTTAAAAAAATTAAAGCAACTAAATTGCCTTATGGTGATAGTGGTGGTAGTGGTGGTGGAGACGCATCAGGTTCAGTTCCTGCTATGCCGTCAGGAATAGGTGGTGAAGGGCTTATACCCAATTTAGAAGGAATAGAAGCTACAGGGTTAGGTGAGCCGCAACCTGTACAAGCCTATGTTGTAGAAAACGATATTTCTGATGCTCAGGCATTACAACAAGAACTAGATGTTCAAGCTACATTATAAACAAAAAAACGAACTTTATATTTATTAGTGTTATGGCGAAAAAGAAAAAACTTATAGAATTAATAATAGATGAAACGGCAGATCATTTTGGCGTTGATGCTATTTCCGTTGTTAAATTTCCTGCGATTGAGGAAAACTTTGTATTCTTCAATAATGACTTTTTATCATTAGCAAAAGCAGATGAAGAAAAGAAGCAGTTAATTGGTGCGATTTTAATACCTGACAAAAAGATACCAAGATTAGACAAGGAAACAAATGAAGAATATGATGTATTCTTTACTAAAGAAACGATTAAACAAGCACAGAAGCTATTTATGGCTAGTTTAAACAACAATAATCACACTCTTGAACATAATGAACCATTAAAGGGTTTGACTGTCGTAGAATCGTGGATTAAAGAAAACAAGAAGTACGACAAATCTAATATGTATGGCTTTAACCTTCCAATAGGAACTTGGTTTGTGCAAGTAAGTGCAGAAAATAATCCTGAAATATGGGAAGCTATCAAAAACAAGGAAGTTCGTGGCTTCAGTATAGAAGGCTACTTTACGGATAAATTAATTGAAGCATCTAAAGAAAAAGATATATTAGATGAGGTTTGCGAAGATTGTCCTGATGAAGTAATGATGGGTAAAATAAAAGATGTTATTCTACAAAATGAATTAAATCCTGTAGGTGCTTTAGATGGTG